TCGGCCCGAGCCGCCTCTCTATCGTCTGGGGGTCCGGCATGACGACAAACGCCGCCTCATCTCCCTTGATCTCAAACAACTCCAACATATCAGGGTAGCCTGCGATATCTCTTGGCGCCCCAGCCTTCACTTCATCAAGGAATTGCTTCGCTATCCGATAGGTGCTCTCCTTCATCATCACGGGAAGAGCATCCCTGATCTTCGCGAGATCCTTCTCCGCCCTCTTGGAATCCATCTTGAACTCAAACTTCATCGGTCTTTCCGCTCGGCTAGGAACCGCTCCCGCCACCGAAGATTGAATTTAAGCATGGTGAAGGTCGGCATGGTGAAATGCTCGCCCGAGGGGTCGGCCGAAACAACATCCCAATAGGAGTGATGGCGATCGTCTCCGAACGGGGCGTACCCCCAAAACTCAACCACGTCGCCCGGCTTGGGCTCGGGCGCCTCAACCACCTCAAGCTCTCGTCGGGCAACCCAAAGAATCGCCTGACGTTCCATGCGATTCCCCCGCTCGTTGGCCTCGGTCGTGATGTCGTCCGGCCGGTTGAACTCCACCCCAGCCGGAAAGGTGAACACCTCGGGGAAATCCCAACTTTCACCCTCCGGCTCACCATAGACCGGGTCGTAATTACTTGAGATGTTCAAGACGTGAAGATTGACAAAGTCGCCAGAAAGCCGAATGGACTCCCGAGCGACAGAATCGAGAAGGTCTTGCTCTGGCGAAATCTCCCCATCGGCGATAGACGGGAATACCCGTTTTACGTCATCGATCTGAGTGACGCCGAAGAATCTTCCCACTATCGCACTCGTTTCATGAGGTAGGCGGCCCCGGATTGCAAAATCGAGTCAGCCGCCCCGTGACCAAATTCCCCGCCGCCTTCATCCCACGGGTTAACAAACGGAACGTACCCCGTTGCGGAAGCCAAGGAAAGCGCCGCCTGAAGGCCGGCCCCGGACATCTTGACGATATGCGATGTCTCCCGACCAAATGAAACATCAGGTACCTCCCACCCCAGCCGCTCGGCCGCGGAAACCACCGCGTCCCGCGCTGCCGACGGAGTCAACCGCCCGTACTCCGCCCCGCTGGAATGAGCCAACCCGTCGCCCCGCTTGGACCACGACGCCTTGTCAAGACGGCGGGCCTTCACCCGGCGAAGCTGACGGACGATCTTGTACTTCTCCCCGTCCCTGACCACGAAATGAGCCGAGTCGGGAGATGAGAATTTCCCATCCTTCCGATGGTAAGTTTGCTCAACAACGCCCTTGAAATCCTTACCAAAGGTCTTGAACTTGTTCGGGCCTTCTGGTTCCATCGCGTGTTTCATGCTTCTCTTCTGGCCCTTTCGCGTCATCTTCGGGACTCCCTTGTCCGTCTCTCTGTAGGGACCCTTCAAGTAGCCGTGCTTGATCAGGGCGGCCCGAGCAATATTCCACGCGGCCCGAGGAGAATACCCCTTCTTCTTTACCGCCAAGGCAACGTGAGAAAGGACAGCCGGAACGTTGGCAATCCCGGGCTTCTTAGGGTCTTCTGCCTCGACCCATCGCATAGCTACCCTATAACCGGAGCTACCGGCCCATAATTGGAAAGTTTCTCGGTAAGAGTTTGAATCTCGTCCTTGGCCTCGTTTAGACGCATGTCGCCGTCGAGGAGAGCTTTCCCTCCGGCCGATGGCATCCCATCAGCGTACTTGGATCTGACCCGCCCGAGCCTCAATTTTGCCTGGGCAACGAAGTATTTCAGGATCAAATCAAGTTCTGCTACCGGAAAGCGTCGGAGGTCGTTCGGTTGGTCGGTCTGTTCCACCGGGTCGGTATCGTGAATTTCGGACGAGATGTACTTCACCATCACCGTTCCGCTAAAAGACTTACTCGACGGAAACACGTAAAGCAATTGAGCCTCGGGCCGCCATTCCCATTGGGGATCTTGTGAGGTCAGACTATTGGCCACCTTGGATCGTTGCATCCAAAGAACCATGGTCGAATAGTAGTTCGAAAAATCGACGTCGTTCTGGTAGTAAGACATCGCATAGTCAAGCCCTACCAACTCACCCGGGTTGAAATCCCAGTTGGGAAACAACGACTGGGGAAAGTAGACGTCGGTGACGGTATCTACGTCATCAGGAAGAGTGTATCGGCCCGTGCCGGAAACCGTGGCTACTGCGAGACGCTCGATACCTCGGTTCGCAACAAACCACGTAACCGCGTCATCCCAAGCGTCTTCGATCTGAGCCTCAGTAAGCTCGATGACGACCACCCCATCACCGAGCATCCGGCCGCACCACGCAAAGGCTTCCGCTCTGGTACGAGGTTTTGCCATCTATGACCTTCGGTGGTAAGCTCGCTTCTTTCGTTCAGCCGGCTTCTCTTCGGGTACCTCGGCCGGCTCCTCTGGTTTCGGCTCGGGGTCGGACTCGTCGTCTTGAAACCCGGTTTCATGCTCGGCCGGCTCCTCAGAGTTAGCCTCTGATTCGGTCTCCGGGATAGGCTCTGGTTTCGGCTCCGGCTTGGAAACCGGCTTCGGGTCGGGGGTCTCGATCTCGATCTCCCCGATCTGTTTGGCGTAACCCAACTCGACCAACGGGCGATAGGTCTCGCCGATCATCTGCTTGGTTACTCGGAGCTTTCTCCGGCCGACGTCTATCGCAACGTTGGCATGGCGGTACTTCTCCGTCGGAATGAAGACTGGCTTTTTGATGGTAGGCATTTGGAGACTCCCTTTCCAGCGGGGCCGCCCGCCGGTGGGGGAAGCCCCGGTTGATTGGTAACTAGATGCCGCCGGTGATCCGAACGCGGCCGTAATAGTCGGACCGGATCAGGACGATCTTGTCACGGGTTCGGATCACGCGAACCGTGGTGTCGTTCTCTGGGCTGTAGAACGCCGGCATGATCTCGAGCGGAATATACGGGCAATACCCAACGCCCGCGTTCCACCAGGCCGAGCCCTTGAGACCCATGAGGATGTAGTGGCCGCCGGTCGAAGTGACGAAACTGGGATCGGAGTATCCCATCCACTGCATATTGGTCAGGCCCATGCGCATGATGCCGGCCTGGGCCATCTCGGGGGTGTAGGACGGAACGGCCACGTCACCGGTGAAAGCGTCGCCCGAGGCTCCGGTCGGCGTCCAGAGGGGGCGCATGTCGGTGTGAAGTCGGGTCTGGTTGATCCTCGCCGCGACCAGCGGATCGGTGACAAAGAAGTTGGCCGGCGCGAAACCGCTGCCGGTCTGAATCAGAGCTCCGACATCGGACATCCGAGTGACAACGCCCCGGATATGGTCCACCTCGGAGATGCCCGGGGGAACGGTGAAGTTGAAGGTCCGGGCGTAGCCGGTGCTGGCACGGAACATCACGGCCAGAATCGCCCGGTCGATCTCGAGGGTGATTTCGTGGGCCGCGTCGCCCGTGAGCATCTGCTCGACGTCCACCCCGTGAACGGCGGCGATGTCGTCGCGAGCCTCGGTGCTGTACCTGTACTTCAGCTTACGAGGTTGGGGAATGACCGACTGGAGGGTGATGTTCTCGTAGATCTCAGGAACCAGATTCGATCCCTCCATGATCCAGTTGTAGGTCGCGTTGATCATGTTGCCGTTGCCAACCGCAGCGTTGAACTTGAAGCCGGTGAGCGATCCGGTGGTGTAGTTGACCGCCCCAGCGGTAAATGCGCCGGCGGGGGTGAAGGTGAATCCACCAGCCGCGTCGTCCACTGCGGATTGGATCGTGATTCCGGTCGCGTCCACCTCTTCGATGGTCAGCGAGTATGCCTCGGTCGCGTTCAGGGGCCGGATCGGATGGTACTGGATCGTCACGGCCAACGCAGCGCCCGCGCCGCCGTAATCGACGCCGTTCCCGGTGGCCAACAGCTCGTCGGTCACCTGCTCAGAGGCGTACTCGGGATCGAGGTTCCGAATCATCTCGGTCCCGGCCGCCGTGGTGCCCTTCGCATTTTGGTAGTGCCTGGTGCGAATAAATAGTGTCCCGTTCGGGCCGTCGGTCGGCTGAACGGTCGCGACCTCATGGCCGATCATGTTCTGCCAGACACGCTTGATGATCGGGAACATCACCGTAGTAACGATCCCCGCGTTCCCGGTGGTCGTGTCCTCTTGAAGTCGAAGCGACCCGCCCCCGAGGTTGCCGCGGCCGAGGGCCTCGTACTGGTTCTGGTAGAGTCGGGCGACAACGGCCCGGACTCTCCGCCCGCTGTTGGTTTTCTCATTGCCGACGCCATGAAGCAATCGCTCCCAGTTCTCAACCAGCCTTGGAGAAACCGGGTAAGCCATTTGCTGCTCGTTCAACATTTGCCTAGCCTCCATTTCCTACCTCTGCACGTGGCTACCCGGCCACGGTATCGAATCGTTTTACGTCTATCCCCGGAAGGGGAACCATCGACTCGCTCACCCGCCGCCGCTTTCCGCCGTGGGTGTCAAATTGTGGGTCTCGCTCCATGCCGCGTCCGACCCGCGCCCGAATTTGTCGGGCGTCATCCTCATTCAAGTCTCGCACCTGGGTTTGTGAACCGTCAAAAGCGGCTGCAACTTGGTTCGCTTCGGAGAGTGTCTTGGCGGCCCGGACGGCAACTCGGAGGTCGGCGGCCCGGGGGTGAGATCGGGAAACACCCTCGGCGAAAGCCTCTACTGCGGCCCGCTCGGCCATCTCGGCAATCGCCTTCACGCGGCACGTCTTGGCTTCGAGCTGCCCCCGAAGCTCGGAGATCGTCTGTTCCGACGCCTCGGCCATCGCCGACTTCGCCCGCTCGACAGTATTGAGTTGCTCACGAAGAGACTCAACCTGAAGTTTCAGCGGAGAAGAAATGTTGGCGATCGCTTCGCGGGCCGGGCCAATCAGACTCTCTTCGAGGCTGGTGAGAACTGCTTCGAGATCTTCAAGAGTCTCGAAGCGAGTCACGTCGCCGACCGCATCCGAAACCCGGTTTCGCGTCTTCTCGTCCACGCCCCGTGAAGCCTGCTCGACTCGAAGGGTGTAGGAGGCTTGAATCGCCAGCCGGGCGTACTTGTCTACCTCGGCCTGAGCTTCGGAAACCACGGCTTTGGAGGCTTTGACCTCTTCGGACATAGCGGTGATTTTCTCGTCCCGCCTGCGGATCTCCTCCGAGATATCCGGGCCGACTGCGAAGGGAAGGACCAGCCTGGCGATCTCATTGATCGCCTGCTTCGCGCCCGCGACCGCCGGGTCGCTCAAAGCCTCGCTCCGAGCCCGACGCATGGCCTTCTCCGCCAGGCCCTCGACCATGGTTCGGACCGCGGCGCCGTACTTGTCGGCAAAAGCGGAACTCAGTTCCGCTTCTGTCTGCTGCCGGATGGATTCCTCGACCTCAGCCCGAAGACTCTTGCGGAGTTGATTGATGTCCACCTCTGGGGAAACCGGAACAAGAGTTGCCTCGGTCAAAGTTGCGTCTTCGCTGACGGCGAGAATCTCTTCGTACAGCCCTGGGTAGTCCCTCTTTAGGGTATCAATGTCCATGTTTTCCTCCGCCCGGGAGATAGCTTCATTCGCCTCGGATACCAGTTGGGGGTATGCGTGCGCGGCGGGGTTGTAGACCACGTCAAACGTCTCAAGTCTGAAGTCGTCCCCGACTTCATCGATCATGTTCCCCCTGCACTCTTTTCGCTCCGTGGATCCAAACCCACGGAGCGACATCCCGATCCGAACCCGATCGCGGGCGAGAGCTTCGAGGATTTTCCCGTTCGGGGTCGAGAGAACCTCAACCTCTCCGACGATATCCCCACCAACGACGCTTAGGTTGGTAATGATATGAGACGCCCGGGTCAACCTGGTCCTGCCATCGTCCG